ATCACTAAAGATAGCGCTTCAGGTGTAACTGGTACTGGTACTGAAGGTCTTTTTGCAGCGATTGAAAGCAGAGGAATGCTAGCAACAAATATGATAATGCTCCAGGAGATTTAGTTACGCTAGGCGTTACGAGACCCGCGGTCCCGAGTGTAATATTTGTATTTGCCATTTTTTTAAGTTTAAAATGTTAAATTAATTAATAGTGTTTGAGTTTAAATTTAAGCTTAGAACTATCGTCTCCACTTATAACCTTAAATTTACCACCTTTAGTATCTATAAATCCTATATCAGTTTTTCGTGCGTCCATGTTAATATTCTTGGCTTCACTAGTCATCTCTTTTATAGCATCTGCTTTACCTTGTTGATAAAAATGATTAGAAATGGAATCAGCGTTTGATGCGGCAAACAACATCTTATGGTATCCACTAGCATTTATTAATTTTCTTGATTTTTTTTCCAAAAATGGAGCAACCAAGTTCATAATGTCACTTTGGAGTTCTTTAGTTTGTTTAACATCTTTAACATTGTAGCGATATTTCTTGTCTCCAACTTTAAAATCAAAACCTTTGAAGTTTTCATTAAAAACTGTATCAGTCTCTTTGTCAAAATGTGCTTTAGCCATTACGGCTTGTTCATTAGCTTTATCTTGCTCTGTATTATAACGATTAAAAAACTCTACAGCTTTTTGTTGTTCTGGAAGCAACTTAGAACCCAACTTGACTTCTTTGTAGTATTTATCTTTCAGACCTTCTAAATGTTGTCTAGCATCATGAACCGCTTCTTTATAAGCAAGTTTTTTCCTCTGTATGTCCCTAGGTTCATCTATATCTTCGTCGAAACTATATTTATCTTCAATTAAGAAGCTAATTTCATCTTGATTTAAATGTTCCTTAGTTTGTTCAAGATAATTTCTTAATAAGACACTATCATCAACTTTTGAATAATCCGCGCTGAGTCGGACATAGTCCTCTAGCGTTCCACCAGTCTCGTTCATAAACTTCACGAGTTTTTCAACATTTTCTGGTAGATCCATTCCTGGAGTTGTTTCTTTAATATTTTCTAAAACAGGTTCATCAGTTTTTTCTTTAACTATTGTTTCTTCAGTTTTTTCTTCTGAATCCGTAATTTCTTCAAGAACAGGTGCCTCTACCTTTTCTTCTTTTTTACCTTCTTCTTCTTGTTCTTGTTTTGGTAAACTTTTTTTGTCAGTACTGACTTCTTCCCGTACGGCATCTTTTTTAGTTTTAGTTGTTTCACTTAAATTAACCTTATAAGAACCATCTTCTTGTTTAGCAGATGATTTTTTAGTAGTTTTTGATTTAGATACTTTCATATCTCCACCTTCACTTGTAATATCGGTGCTATCCACCTCTTTTTTTACTTCGACTTGCAAAGTTTCTTTTGTTTTTTCCATAATATAATATAATTAAATAATTAAAAATTTTTTTTGTTTTAATTTTAGTTTTTATCTTGGTTCAAACTGTTCAAGACCAAAACCTCCTAAATTATCAAATCCAGCGGATTCGAATTTTTTGGGTCCTGTATTACCTTTTCTTTGTTCAATCATCTCGCTTTGTTGAGACGCTTGTATTCTAGTTCTTTCATCTTTACGATCTTCTTTACCAGTATCTTTACTTTTTGCTAACTCTAATTCTTGAGATCTTAATCTCATATTCATTGAAAATTCAAGTTCCATTAATTCTTTTTTAATAGCAGCTTCTCTTTCCATTTTTGTAATATCAAATTGAATTTGTGCTTCAGCAACTTGTATTTTAGTTTGTGCTAACGCTTGTTGTTTCTGCATATCAGCGGCAGCAGCAGCTTGAGCAGCTTGAACATTTGATTGTGTTTGAGCTTGAATATTCTCCATTTGGATTTGTCTATCTAACGCTTGTTTTTTCTTTCTACGTACTTTTAATAATTGATTTGCAAGTTTTAAATTTTTAATTTCCCTTACATCTATAGCATCTTCAAGATATATTTGATCTTTTTGAAGAGCCATTTGTATATTATTTTCAAGTAGTTGTTTTTCTTCTTCGTCTGGAGTTAATTCTAAAAATATACCAAAATCATGTAAATGTAATTTTTTTATTTCAGTTAGTGTAGCAACATTAAATCTACCTAAAGAATTTATAAATTGATTTTTAGTTTTCGAATATTCTAATACATCAGATATTCTCAACGATATGCATTCTGCAGTTTTAAGCGTTAAGTACAAACCAGCTTGTAATATATGTCGTGTTGCAGTATTAGAATTTGCAGCAGCTAGTTTTTGTATACCAACTAAAGCATTGCTATCTGGTTTACTACCATCTCTTGCTTCATTTAATCCTGTTACATCCCTCATCATTTGTAGATAGTAATTATAAGCATTAATTAAACTACTTATTTTTTGACCACCACTGCTAGATTGTATTTCTTGTATAGGTACTTTACCTGGGTTCATGTCACCATCTTGTGTCATGGATCTACCTATAATCGAACCAGTTTGAAAATACATATTCAATGCTTCTTGTGGATTATAGTTTGTACCATTACCTAAATCAATTTCAGAAAGTCCATCAGCATCCATATAAATACCATCTGGAACCATTCTAGATAACACTTGCTGTAATTTCAAATGTGTTAATTGAATCATATCAGCGAAACTAGTCATTCTACTAACTAACGACTCTGGTTTTCCTTTGTAAATTCTTGGTGCACATATTTGATAAGACATATGGCATTTTGTAATATCAGACTTTGGTCTAGCCATATTCTCAGCCATATACCACTGTAATAATGTTTCATGACCAACAATTTTGGCACCAGTGTATAAAACTTCTATAGCCCTATCTACTTTTATAAATCTAGATCTATCATCTTTAGGAGGATTAAAATCACTATCTTTTTTTAATGCTTTATTATACCCGCTAGCCCCTTGTTTTATTTTGTATGTTTGATTTCTATATGTTTTGTATTCAAAATATACAATTTCTACAAAATTATCTTCATCTTCTTTTTGTGTTGTAAATTGACCACGTGATGCATTAGGTGAAATTGATTTTTCTATCTCTTCTACTTCTACGTCTGTTAAATCTGGAAATTGTTTTTTAAGTTCAGGTATTGATATTTTAGTTATTTCACCTACATAATATAAATCTTCAAAATAAGGGGAATCTGTATATGAATATACTATATTAACAGGATCAACATATTCTATTTTAATTCCATCAGCTTTATTAAAACTATTTTTAACGCATGCTATACCCAAAACTGTAAGATCATAATCTAATCTATTTTTGATTAAATCATAATTATTTAAATCCATTACGTTATTTAAAGCTTCTTCTTGCGCTATTTCTATAGACTGTTTATAATCTAATTGCATGTGTAAAGCTAATTCTTCATCATTTTCAGGTAACTTGCTAGGATCATTATTAAACATGTTTACACCTGTTTCTTGAGCAAGTAAAGCTATAAATTCTTTATTCCTCATATCCTTAACCATTTTTTCAATATAGTCAGTTCTTTTTGATACAGAAGAAGGATCTTGTGAATATGATTTTAAATCATATATTCTATCTGACATACCATTTACTACTATATCTACAAATTTAGGTATAATCGGGACTGGTTTCCAATCTAAATTAAGGTATGATAAATCACCGTTTATAGATAGTTCATTTTTATATTTTTGTATAGATTGTTCACCTCTAGCGTATAATCTTAAATCATGATAATTTTGTCTAGAATTAGAATATTTTGTAGAACCAGAATCTTTTTTAAACCATTCATTTTCTATAGCCCTACCAACCTGGAGACCATACTCTGAACTAGCTTTTTCACTTTCTGACACAGCGTGACTTGGAAAAGAAGTTTTTGGTTTTGTTTTAAATGCCATTTATTCTATTATTTTTGATATTATTCCTTTATTATTGTATTTTGTAAATCCAAAATCTATATTTGCTATAGTTTTTTCGGGTTTTGGTTTGTATAAATTTTTATTACACGCCATTATTGCAAGACCAGAGCTAATAGTAGCATCAAACCTTGTTCTATTATTTATATCAAATTTAGACCAATCATTAAGGGTATTGGTAAAATACATATCCCCATATAATAAATCTCCTTTTACACCAACATATTGTTGTATATAACTTTCGATAGCAGCCGCATGAGCTTGTTTTATATCTTCACTTGAATTAGGTATCCCCCCAATTTCTTTTTCAGCTACAGATAATTTATTCCAAATTTTATCAGGTCTATTCATACTAAAACCTCTATAACCTCTTCTTTTTAAATAATATAATAATCTAGGTTTATTATTTTCACATAATAACGGCATACCATAGAATACTATTGCCATTAATACATCCTCAAAAAATATTTCAGATGTTGGAGGTCTAGCTATATATTCTAAGAAAAAATGATTAGGTGGACAATCTTCCATAGAAAATTTTGTTAACCCATGTAAAGCACCTTTAGATCCTCTACCATCAACTGTTCCAGATATATCATAGCTATCACAGCCAAAAGCTCCCATGTGTTCATTACCAGGATATTTAAAACCATTTTTTAATATAATATTATTCTGTAAATTATTACTTGGTACCCAACTTATTAAAAATCTTCCTTGCGCGTCTGGATAAAATTTAACTTTTGTATCTTTTATACCATTTTCCCAAGCAAAACTACCTTTCGTTATCGAAGAAGATTTAGTAACATCGTTATTATAATCTATTTGTTCATATATTCTAACAAGATTAAATAGACTACCTTTTGTTTCATCTCTAAATGCATGATCTTCAGATCTTGGAAACTGACGATAAAATTCATTTAAACTATCTTGATCGTTCTTTAATCCATCAACTTCATTTTGCCAATGTTCTAGAATTCCAGTATCTATATAATCGCCGTATGGTCCTTTAACTTCGGTTTCTGGTGTATCAAATACAGGGTGTCCATAAGAATCGATGAATCCTTCGTAATTCCATTCCATAGGTATGAACATAGAATATAATCCTGAGCGAGTCTGTCCATTGCGGTTTCTTTTTGTAACATTTGAATTATCATATAATTTTTTAAAATTATTACCACCTTTATCTAATGCATTTGAAGTACTTCCCATCATGCATTTACCAATAATTCTACTACCAAGTCTTAATGTAGTTTTTGTAACCCTCCAATTATTTAATATATTATTAGGTCTCTCCCACTTACCGCTTTCATCATGCGCTAATAGTTTTAATTTTTCACCATCATAACTATTATCACCTGTATTTTTCCAATCTATAGTAGTATCTAATCCTTGTAAATCCATGGCTTCACTACCCATTTCGATCTTTCTTCTAGTTAACTTACTAGCTGGTACTCTATATGCTAATTCACTTTTTGGTCGATCCATACCATCTTGGATCGGTTTAAAAAAGAAAGGATAATTAACTGATATAGGTACAACCTTATCGGTAAACATTTTCTTAGCATCTGGACCCGTTTTTGATAATATACCAAATCTTGCATCACTTGATATAGTCGCCATATTAACAAGTTCCCCTGACGCCATAAAAGAAAATCCAGATCTTCTATTTTTTAAATAACATATGCCATAACACCGTTGATCTGCTTTGCATGCCTCCCAGAATATAAAGAATAATCTATTAGCCTCTCTGAAATCTGGTTTCCCAACATCAATTTTTGACCATTGTAAGTACATGTAATGTGTACCTGTTATATAAGTTGGTACACCTTTATTGTAATACCAAAAACCTTCTTCTCTTCTTCTAAACTCTTCTTCTATATAATCTATATACCGAGTTTTAAACTCATTAGGATAATCTTTCCAATCAAATATAGTTTTTATTATTTGTAGGGCTTTAGGTTGTTCAGTTACCTCCCACCTACCGCTATTAAATTTATGTATTTTTTTAGGTTGTTTTGGTAAAGCTATTTCAAAATTTTGTATTTCATATATCTCCCCAATTACCCCAGTTTTACTAATAACTACAATATCATTTTCCTTATTATAACCATATTTCCATTTTTTAGACTTATTAAGTCTTTTAACGGTGTTTATTCTAATAGGTTCTACAATCTTATATAAAGTTTGTTCATACATTACTTAGATCTTTTTTCAGCAAACCCACGAAATGCCTCTTCTTTTTGGCTTAGAGGTTTATTATTTAATAAAGCCTCTTCATTTTGAATTCTACTTAATATTTCAAAGGCATCGAATATAGCTAATTTTTTTGTTGCCGCCGCGTTTTTTAATCTATCTGCGGATATATCATCATCTGAGTCTACAATAGGTTCTTTAGCCACTTTAATAAGTTCCTCAACCGCTTTGTGCCCAGCTAGGATTATATTCTTTTTCGTCTCCTTGATATTCATATTTAATTTCAATAAATTTATTTGGTATCTTATATAATAATTCGCTATCTACTATAAACTCATGATTCATTTTTGGATTAAATCCAACTAATTCATCTTTTTTAAAAGTTCCATCAGTATATTTTACAATACCAATAGTAGAATTTTCTTTTTGAAAGAAATAAAAATCATTATTTTCTTCTATTGGTTTTACAAAAGTAAAACCATCTAAAGCATTCCAAGTATTATTTTTTTTATATAAATACACTTGATTTAGTTGAACAAAATATAAATTATCTTTAAAGTAAGATCTACTAGTTTTTTCTTTACCATATTGATTATACCATCTTCTAAATACATTGTGATGAATAATGATTTCGTCACCAATATTTATAGGGGTATTAAAATGTTTAGGTGTTTGTACAACAATCGCGTTTTTATTAATATACCTATGATCTGATATATTGTTATTTAATATTAAGTTAGTATCATTTATTTTTTTAGTATTGTTATATATCTTACCTTTTGGTTCTACTATAAAATCAAATAACCCTCGCATTAATACTCTAAATTATATTCAATAGCTATAGCCATATTTTTATTAAAATCTTTCCATGGTATTACATCATCACCCTTTTTAATAAAAATGCCAAACCCTGTCGCGTTTTCTTGTATATCAACTATTGTATGCCCACCATACACCTCTTGACCAACAGAATAGTGCATAGCTTCATTTTTATAATCTTTACCTATACTAATTTTTCGTATCAGTTTCATCACTAACTACTTCAACTTGTTCAGTAATACTTTGATAAGCGCCATCTTGTATATTAATATTAACTTTACCGTATTCTTTTTCAAGTTTTTCTTGAAATTCTTGTAGTTCTTTTCTAAG